GTTTTATGGTGATTAGATTGTATCGCTTTAGAAAAAGAAAATAGTGGAAATGAAGTAAGATGTAGAACTTCACTTGAAGCAAGAGAAGTCATAGCACCATCTTTTAATGTAATTTGTCTATATGTTCCAGAAGATGCGTCATTATCAAATGCTGCTACTTCACCGACAAAATGCTTATCAGAGTTAAAAATTAATTGACCAACATAAATTGCTTGATTACCTAAAGTATCACTATGATGATTAACTGTAATAGTAGTAGCATTAATCGCTACTGCTCCAGTTGATTGTATTGTAGTTAGTGAAGCATTAACAACTGCATTAGAAAATGCTAACGGTCCATAAGTAGAATAAATCATATCTTCTGAATGAGTATAATTTCTATTAATTATTGGTCCGAGTAATTCTCTAACTTTATTTCTTCCTATTACTTTAAATGATGGAATGCCTTGTATTGATTCTTCTATAATTACTTCTACAACACCTTCAAAAACTTTTTTATCTATAATATAACTACCAACATAAAAATCTAAAATATGCTGACTACTAACTACTGAGTTAAATCTACCTGTCTCGTATGTTATTGTTGTAAATTTATTATTAGTATCTACTGTGGCAAAAGGCAATCTCGTTCCCGCTAAAGTTCCTTGAGTTAAGAAAATTTCTAAATCAGAAATTCTGCTATCTAATTCAAAATCAACTATCAAATTTTGAGTAATTGTAGACCATCTTGGCCTAAAAGCATTTTGACTTGAATAACTCTCTTGTAATCCTCCGCTACTTCTACCACTAATACTACTACCAAAATGACTAATTGTTAGGGTTTGGGTATTAGAACTAACTGCACTAATAGCACTAATACTATAATAATGATTACCTAATTTTATATCTTGATAATTAGCACCACTCTTCAATAAATTAGTTAAATCTTGACCATTTTCTAAAGTTGCTGTTAATGATGTTGAACCAGATGTTCCAGTGAAAGTTCCTATTAATTGTGCATCATATTCTTCACTCATACTATTATTAGTTAAATTTTTTCTTATAGTTAATGGGTCATTTTCTTTTATTTTATGAGATAAAATTCTTTGAGTATCTGTTAATTTTATTTCACAATAATCACCACTAACTGAAATATTTTTATTTATTTCAAAATCCATTACATTTGTATGTAAAGAACATTCTTCTGGAGAAGAAGTATAATGTAAATATCTAGTTGGCCCAGTGTATGAATTGCTCGTATTATCAGATAATCTTCTTTGAATATTAGCAATAGCCGTGTCCCAATCAACATAATCATTAGTCGCAGATTCATCTATATTTCTAAGATTATCAACTAATTTAATGTTATATGAAAATAAACTATTATCAATAATTCTTTCACCAAAATCTTGAACTGTTGAAAATACGGTTTTAATATGAGAAACTGATGAACCATCAGACCTAGATGAGTATAAAGTATATTTTGTGTTATGGTCTAACTCGCTTGGGTTATTTACCCTATCTTCATAAAAGTAAAAGTTAGGTCTTGATAAAAACGTATGATTTGCATGTTTATTACCACTACCGGCCATTCTTAATCCGTATGCCACCGCTATAACATCTGTATTTACTAAATTGCCAGAACCATCTTTAAATTGTGGACCCTTAAAAATAGTAAATTTAGTTCCTTTAGGTATTTCTTTTCCATAACTAGGAGTAAATTCAAATGATGTTCTATTACCATCATCATCTTTTATATATTCAGTAATTTTAGCAAAATGGTGTTTATTTTCATCATCTGCAAAGAGTAAAACAAAATGGTCATAACTATTATTTGTAATAACAGAAGTATGATTGTTTGAAGGAGTTTGTAATGTAGAAGTTGTGGGGTCGGTAGTTATCCTATATCCGGGCGTATTAGCAAAATTTTCAGCATATGTTGTAACATCAGCCGCAGTAGGAAAAATTCTATTCAATTGAACTGGATTACCATTTGTATGACTTACTCCATTTGTAGCAACAGTATCTCCTGTTGATTTATTTTTAACTACTTCATAACAAACAATACCTGTTGCTGTAATAGCGGTAGTATTAGTAGGATTACTTACATTTGCTGGCCATTCTCCACCTGTTGAAGCATCATCAGGATTATAAAACCTAATTAATGGATTTGTTGGAACTTCTACTCCTGAATTAGTAGGAGGATTAGAAGTAGTTAAACCACCCCGTTGCATAACCACTAAATCAGAATAAATATTAGTCATTCATCTGCCTCCTCAAATCTTAGATACAAGAGATTATTATGTAATTGTGGATGTAAAGTAAACCTTCTTGGAGTTCTTTCAACATTAATATTAGAAATTGATAATTCATGTATTTCTCCCATAAATTGTTTTCTAGTATTTGCATCCGTATTAGAAAATTGTGAATGGTCTACACCAATAAATACATCTTCTGCACCCATAACAAAATCATCGTTAGTATCAAAAGTTTGTTCTCCTACATTTATACCATTAACAAAAATCATAATATTTTTAGAATTGTTATTGTAAGTAACTAATACATGAAATGGTGTATGTGAATACACATTTTCTTTTTCTGTGGTTAATTTTTTTCCAGCAGTAGAAACAATGCAAGTGCTAGAATTACATGTATATTCTGTGCTACCTAATAAAATAGTTGATTCAATTCTATATTCAGCAGGGGCAGAAGCACTACTACTCTGAGTATTTGCTAATCTAACTTCAAAAGCGGAACAACTGTATAAACACATTTTATAACTAAGCCTATTACTAGACGATAAATAACTATAACCCTGACCAGTGCTTCTTGAAGGCATTGTTTTTGTAGATAT